ACTATGTTGAGATCCCAAATACTGCAGAGATTGGTGAGACAATAAACATTGATGGGAAGGATCTTAAGGTCCTCTCATCAGTTGTTATTCTAAGAGGTGACATGATTAAAATAACTTTTGATGCAGGAGCATCATCCAAAATGGAGAAATCAAAAGATGGCGGAGAAAGCAGTAAACAGTCTTAAGGGTGAAACCTTAGTCACTCTAGCGGGTAAAGAATACAAAGCTAGAATAACAGTAAATTCAATCATGCAGATTGAAGCAGCGTGTGGAATGGGAATAATCAAACTTACTCAGAAGATGAGTGAGGGTGATATTATGATGTCCCATCTTATTGCTGTATTAGTACCTTCCTTGAGAGGTGGTGGTAATGATGTTCAAAGAGAAGATGTCATTAACATGGTAGAGGAAGCAGGACTGGTAAAGACAACAGGCGTTGTAGCTACCTTATTAGCATCAACCTTAACTGACAATTCAGAGGAAAAAGCAGCAGAGGGAAAGCAGAAAGAGGGAGAATAACAAGTGAATCCCTGCCTATTAGACGCTACTTTCAGATTTGCGTTGGCATGATAGGCATTTCTCCTGAATCATTTTGGGATATGAGTCCTAAAGAGATCTTCCTTGCTTTAGAAGGATTCTCTGAGTTCAATGGATCAGGGGAAGAAAAACCCAAGCCAATGACTTCAGGTAGAATGAATGAACTTATGGAGTTATACCCTGACTAATGGCTGAAACAATCAATACACTCCTAGTAGAAATCAAAGCTGAGACTCAGAAGCTCAAGAAGGGCATGAATGATGTCAATAAAAAGCTAGGGGAAACAAAAAAGAAAACAGATGGTGTCAATAAGGCTTTTAAAGCCATGTCAGGTATTGCTGCTACTATCGGTCTAGGCTTAGTAGTAAATCAAACAGTCCAAACTATAAGAGAATTTGAAGATCTTGAAGCAACCTTAAGAGCTGTCACTGGTAGCTCAGAGGGTGCGGGTAATGCTATGGCTGTTATCCGAGACTTTACCAAAGGCACTACATTCCAAATTCAAGAAGTCACACAAGCATTTATAAGACTTAAGTTGGCAGGTGTTGTCCCAACCTCTGATGTCATGACTGACTTTGGTAATTTAGCAGCAGGTATGGGTAGATCCATTGAGAATCTAGCTCAGGCAGCGTTCAACGCTACTACTGGTGAGATGGAGATGTTGAAGCAGTTTGGTATAAGAGCTGTTCAAGATGGTGATAAAATCACTGTCACTTTTGATGGCGTGACAAAGACGATTGAAAGAAGCGGTGAAGCTGTTATTGATTATCTTAGAACTATAGGAAGAGAAACATTCCCTACAGCTCTTGAAGAAAGACTTAATACTTTATCAGGTGCTATATCAAACATGAAGGATGCAAGTGCTGAGTTCATGGTAGCTATAGGTGAAGGCGGTCTAACATCTACTTTGACAGATCTAGCAAAAAGAACATCCACTGCAACTAATGAGATGAGAAGTCTTGGTAAAGTTGTAGGCGGAGTTTTAGCAGTTGCATTTACAGTTCTTTTAGAGCCTATTGTTTTAGTATTAGAGAATCTTAGATTATTTATATCACTTCTAACAGGGACTGCAGTATTCCTAATAGTCAAAAATTTAAAAATGATAAAAGATGCCTTTAAAACTATTAGAGATGTCATGAAAGGTATTTTTTCTATACAAGTAGGAATGACTGCTTTGACAGGTAATCTAAAAGGTATAGCTCTTGCTGCAGCAGCAGCTACAGGAACCTATTTTTTGCTAGGAAAAGCCTTTAATGATGGCGGTGATGCAGCAGAAGAAACTGCAGAAAAAAATGATGCTCTTACAGATAGTGTTCAAGCTACAGAAGATAAATTAGGAAAGCTAAGAAAAGAATATAAAGAATTTTTTGCATTGATCAACAAAGAATCTCCAAGCAAAAAGAAAGCATCAAATCTATTTGATTTTGGTGCAGAAGATGCAAGAGAGAATTTAGAAGCTGCATTTAGAGAGTTCCAAAAAGGCAAGTTTGAAGAAGCTGCAGCTAATGACCCTTTGGTCCAAATGATGCAGAAACAAATAGATCAAGCAGTTAAGTCAGGCAAGATAGAGAAAGGTGATATGACTGTCACCCTTCCTCTTAGCATAGATCCTAGTTTTGAAGGTAATGATAGAAAATTCTTTGATGAGTTTTTAAAAGAGTTTGGATTTGATGAAGATGAGTTAGAAAATGTATTTAATGTAAATATGGTAGGTCCTGTAAAGGATGCTATGACTGCTATAAATGACATGCTAGATATTGATACACCAACATTCATGGAAGATATGGCTAATAATGAAGTAGCCTTAGAAGCACTGTTTAACCTTATGGGTGGAGCTGATGCTCTAGGTATGAGCTATGATGAACTAAAAAAGAAAGTAGATAGATTTAATAAAGCAGCAAATACAGAGCTTACAGATGCTGAACAAGCAATGTTATCTATATTTGAAGCAGGAGCTGCTGATGATATTGATTTAGCTACAGCAGCAGTAAAAGACAATGATGAAGCACTAGGTATATTACTAGGAAAGCTACAGCTAATAGATGAAACTTTTGAAGATATGGATCTTCCAACTTTTACAGCTCAATACAAAAACGGAATATTAGAAAGTGCAGATGCTACAGATACTTTAAAAGATGCAGTAGATGCTTTAAATGATGCGTTTGAGGATGTACTAGGCAACTATAAAAACATGAAAGATGTTCAAGATCTTTTAAGTGCTGCTGTTGCAAATGGAACAATAACTCAAGATGAAGCCACCGCAAAATATAGAGAGTTTTTAGAATCTACTGGACCAATGGGTAAAGCAATGGCTCAGATAGGTAATAGAGTAGAAGCTCTTGCAAGATCATTCTCTGATGAGTTTGCAGGTGCAATGTTAGATGGCTCATTGGCATTAGAGAACTTTAAGAACCTAGCTCAGAACATTGTTCAGGCGGTCATAGCTTCATTTATGGAGCTCTTAGTCATACAGCCTATAGTAGATGCTATCTTAGGCTACTTTAAGATCTCTCCATCAACAGGAACTGGAGTTGAGCAAAATGCTTCAGGTGGTAGATTACAAAAAGGCAATATGTCTATAGTTGGAGAAAGAGGACCTGAGATCTTTGTTCCTGACACTCACGGAAATATATTAAATAACATGAACAGTAGAAATGCTGTTGGTGGTGGTGGAATTACAGTAGTACAAAATCTTAACTTTGCTACTGGTATTGTCTCTACAGTAAGACAAGAAGTAATGCAGATGCTACCGCAAATTGCAGAAGTATCTAAGAGTGCTGTTCAAGATGCTGCAAGTAGAGGTGGATCTTACAGAAGGAGTTTATTAGGTGGCTAAGATAATCACAATGCCGACTACACCAAACTTTTCTAAGTCTAATTTTAGGCTAAGAAGAACTATTGGAGTAGCAAGTTCACCTTATACAGGAAGTGTAAGAACGCAAGAATATGATGGAGTCTATTGGGAAGCAGAGGTATCTCTACCACCAATGAGAAGAGAGACAGCTTTGGAATGGCAATCATTTCTATTAAATCTAAACGGATCTATTAATACTTTTAAGTTCTCTGATCCTGATGCTTTAAATCCTAGAGGAACAATGACAGGAGAGTTTAGAGGTGATCAGAGAGTAAATGTGACCAGTGCTACTTTATCTTTTACTGCTGCTACAAACACTATTGCAGGAGCTAGTAATACTACTTACTTTAATACTGTTTTAGTAGGTGATTACATCATGATTACTGGATCTGCAAATGTTGAGAATAATGGAACTCATAAAGTTTTAACAAAGACTAACGCATATACAATTACAGTATCCCCACAAAAATCAGATATTTTAATTGATGAAAGCAATAAAGCAGGATGCAAAATAAGAGTTAATGTAAAAGGCTGCACGGGTCTTACATTAAAAGCTGACAGTAATAGTGCTACAGGTACTCTTCTTAAAGGTGATTACTTAGCAATATCTAACTCTACAACAAAGAGTGAATCAGGTTATACACCAGTTCAATATGTCATGGTGACAGAAGATGCAACCCTTAATGTAAATGCAGGTGCTGACACTTATGGTGTTCAGATACAACCTAAGCTCAGAGCAAGTCTTACAGGTGCTACCAACTATGTATATCATTCACCCGCTAAAGGATTATTTAGACTAACTAATAATGCTGCTGAATGGTCTGCAGATAACATATCAAACTACGGAATTTCATTCTCTTGTATTGAGGTAGTTTAAATGTCTAATAGAAGTGGCATAGATACAACCTTAAAAAACATCTTAGAGTCCAACGATCAAGTCTTATTCTTTGCAGTAAAAGCAGAGTTTGATACTGAAACAATTTATGTATGGACTGGTAATGAAGATATTGATATTGATGGTAATACATATATTGGAGCAGGAACTCTTCTAAGCATTTCAGGTATAGAAGAAGATATGGAGCTTAAGTCAAATGGTCTATCAGTGACTGTAGCAGGTATGGATCCAACCATGCTTAATCTAGCTCTTACAGAAAACTATCAAAATAGATTTATAACAGTCCTTCTAGGATCTCTTTCAGGAGGTTCAGATGTAGTTGCATCAACTATGATTTTATTTAAAGGGCGTATGACTACAATGTCAATTAGTGATGATCCTGATGGATCTAACATAACAGTCAATGCTGAAAATAGATTGACAGATTTAGACAAGCCATCAAATTTAAGATACACCAAAGAATCACAAAAATACTTAGAATCCACTGACACTTGTTTTAACAAAGTTGCTCTCCTACAAGATAAAGAAATTGTATGGGGTAAAAGCACTGGAACAGGTGGTGGAGGAAGTAGTGGTGGAAGTAGTGGTGGATATACTAGGAGACAAGCTCTCAGATGAAGAAACTCCAAGACTGGAACATATTATTTGATGAATTTCTCATTAAGAATAAAGATAAGTCTTTTGAGTGGGGTAAATGGGACTGCTGTTTGTTCTCAGATGCAGGGATAAAGGCTATGACAGGAGAATCACTTATACCCAAGACCCTAAGGTGGAAAGATGAAAAGACTGCCTTAGAAGCGATTACAAGCTATGGAAAAAACCTAAAAGGTGCAATAAAAAAAGCTGCAGATCTAAAAAAGTTAGAAAAGATAAAGCCTAATTTTATGCAAAAAGGAGACTTAGTTGTTTATAAACAAGAGTCATACTTATGCGGTCTATGTGATGGATACAAAATAATAACACCTTCTGACAATGGTCTGATGAGCAATCAACAACAAAACATAGTAGATGTTTGGAGAGTGCCTAATGGCTAAGCCTTTAAAACAAGCACTTAAAGTATTCGCAGTCACATTTCTAGTCCTTACTGGTGTTGGTATTGCTATGGGAGCTTTTGCAGGTGGTTTTACTTTATCTGCTATAGGATCCACTATACTTTTTACAGGCGGAATGACTATTGCGGGATACGCTACTCTAGCGGGTGTAAGTATTCTAGTTGCAGGGTTATTGCAAAAAGGTGTAGAAGCAACCTCTGCAAACTTTGGAACTAAAGTATCTACTAGAGCTGCAACAGCTCCAAGACAGCTAGTATATGGAAAGACAAGAGTAGGGGGAGTAATAACTCATATTCAGACTACAGGTAGTGATAACTATCTACTTACTTTTGTAAGTGTTATTGCAGGTCATGAATTAGAAAGCCTA